GTTTCAGATCTGCTATGAACTTTGTTCTTCTCGATGACGAGAGGAAGATGGAATACTTTGAGAAACTTGAACTGCTGATCGAGAAGCAGAAGACTTTTTACTTCCGTATTAAGTTGAGTGACGATCCCGAAGCAGTCTCTGTCCTAGAGACCATGAAGCAGGGTATTATTATGTTGGGTGCCACCCCAGGCACCACCGTCGAGCAGATGTTCGATGAACTGCTGGAGAAAGTCCAAGTCATGAAGGACAAACTCCAAAGTGGCACAGGGGATTGACACCCGACCCTGTGCCCGTGTATAATGACTGAGTGATAGGGTATCACACAAACCAAATCCAAACTAATCCGAGAAAATCCTATGTCTTTCGCAGATCTGAAGCGTAAATCCCAGAACAATTTTGACTTCCTCCAGAAGGAACTTGAAAAGTCATCCAGCGGCAAGAACGTTGATGACCGTTTCTGGAAACCCGAGGTTGACGCTTCTGGTAACGGGTATGCCGTTATCCGTTTCCTCCCCGCCCCTGAAGGTGAGACTATCCCTTGGGCGAAACTGTACTCCCACGCCTTCCAAGGTCCTGGTGGTTGGTACATCGAGAACTCCCTTACTACTCTCAACGAGAAGGACCCCGTTGGTGAAGTGAACCGCCGTCTCTGGAACAGCGGTAGTGATGAAGACAAAGAGACTGCCCGTAAGCAGAAGCGTAAGCTCCAGTATTACAGCAACATCTATGTCGTGAAGGATCCTAAGCACCCTGAGAACGAGGGCAAGGTGTTCCTCTACAAGTATGGCAAGAAGATCCATGATAAGATCCTCGCTGCTATGCAACCTGAGTTCCAAGACGAGACGCCTGTGAACGTCTTTGATCTTTGGGAAGGTGCTAACTTCAAACTGAAGATCAAGAAGGTTGCAGGTTACTGGAACTATGATTCTTCTGAGTTTGATTCTGTCTCTGCTCTCAGTGCAGATGATGATGAACTGGAAGGTATCTGGAAGTCCGAGAACTCGCTTGAGGCATTCACTAACAAGGATCAGTTCAAGTCCTATGAAGATCTTGAGCGTCGCCTGAACATGGTGCTCGGTATCACCCAACGTGCCGCTGTGCCTACTGTTGATGATGAAGAGTACGAGCCTGTCTCTGCTCCTGAACCTTCTTCTTTCCGCTCTCGTGTGACTGCTGCTCCCTCTCCTGTCAAGGAAGAGGCAGTCGTTGATGATGACGATGCCCTTTCTTACTTCGCTCGTCTCGCTGAAGAGGACTGATGAAATACCTGAAGGTATTACTTCATCCAGTCACTCAGTTCAACCTGTTGGTCGTGGGGTTCCTGATCTTAGTTCAAGGACTTCACGCCCACGCCCACTATACTATGAGCACAGACGTTGACAGTTACGTTCACAACTACTGCAAGAAAAACTTGAAGCAGTGTAAGCGTATCATTTCAAATTTCGATTAAAGATTTCGTGATTGGGGAAAAATTTTTTCCCCAATTTTTTTGTCTAAAAAGTCGCGTCAACCAACACGCTTTAGTTTCTTACTAATATAAGTATCAGTTCCTTTCTTGTAGATGTTCTGCTTCTTGAAGTCATCTACAAACTGTCTGAAGTATATTGGTTTCAGTAGGTAGATCTCACGCTTAGCCTCATTTTTCCTGGTAATATCTTCTAGTGCAGTAACTGGTCTGCACATGGTGTTGCCAGGAATTATTGTATATCCGTTTCCGTTCCAGTATTTAAAGTCATTGTTGTATACAGTCTCATCTACATGCAGTCCACCTTCTAGTGCTACTGCATCGACCATGGCACCAAACTCATTGGGAATTTTAAAACCAGATTTGATTTCGTAGGTTTCGTAGTATACAATCTGACCATACGGATCATTGTATTGCTGCTCTGCATACTTTGTTAGAGCAGCGTTGGATAGGGGCCAATCTAAATGACGATTGACAATCTCATTGGTTAATAAGATGACCCAATCATAGAACTGGTCACCATATGCTTTGAGTGCAAGACTATCAGGTGTCTCCCCGTCTTGGATAGTATATTTCTTGAAGAAGACCGCAAAGGAAAATACATCAGCATTCAACTTGTACTTCTTAAACAAGTTCTTTGCTACTACATATTCCGATTCAGTGAACGGATATGATAGTGGTTTTTCATCGTATTCGATGTTTGGTAGTAAGGAAAAGTACATATCAGTATCCGCTGTCTATATCTTCTTTGTAAACAAGTTTGGTTTCCATGAAGTTAACTCTAATTTCTGTCGCTACTGGGTAACCATCAGGACCGACAGCATAGACTCCATCTGGAGAATAGTTCACATCAAAGTCTGTAATAGAACATACTTTATACTTGCTGACCCTATTATTCTCAGTACCTCCTCTCATAAATGAGATTTGTACTAGATCTGGAACACCAATGAAACCACTACCATATGCGGTACTTGCTTCTGATTCTTTTTTATTGGTTCCTGACAAAATCCCCCAAAATTCTCCAGATTCTCCTAGATTTAATTTGGGAAGCATTGCTTCTTTAAAAGTCTTTACGATTTTATCAATGGTTTGTGCTTCTGTTTTGTTATATGGAACCATTTTGAAGGTTAGTTGTAGAGTTCTGAGCTCACTACCCCCAAAGATTAGTTCGACATTAGGATTTAGAATTGCTCCTCCAATACTTGAGAAAATATCTTGAACACCAATGCTGTCTTTAGTAGCAGCTTTTATTAGTGCTGAAACTCCTTTAGCCCCAAGAGTTGCTGATGCATTCTTAAGGGTTTGCTCTGCGGTACTGCTAATACTTGAAAGTGCTTTTAAATAGTCATTATTAGCTACTTGTCCAGCTGTTCTTAGCATACCTGCAGCAACGTTACCGAATGCTTTACCATCCCAGTTTGTTTTATAAGATGCTGCCACTCCTTCTGGCATGTACAAAAGGACTTGTGGCAACCCACTGTCTTCTAAGTTGTTAGTCTGTGCATTGTATGCTGTTACTGCTGTAGCAGATGATCCAACAGAACTTTGCGCTGTTTTGCTAAATGGTGGAGTGTATTTTTTAAAAGTAAATAGAACGTAATGAGATTCTCCTGTTACTGCAATGTCATCAGGATATCTTAAACTAGATGAAGATGTGCTGCCTTTGGGTTTAAGAGCAGGAGTTAGTAGTGATGTGTTTGATGATGAAGGTGCAGTTGTTGAAGATGGGGAGGCAGGAGCATCCGCTGGGGGATTATCTATTTTTTTATATGGAAATCCAGGCTCAGCACCATTAGCTCTCCAAAAATTACCGTTCCTTCCATACAGTAGAGTGTACCATCTACCATCTGTTCCTTTGTAGTAACTTTGGACATCAATTCCTGTTGTTCCTTCTAAGCTATCGGGTACTGCCATTACTGTGCCATTGTTTTGTCTGATTGTCTACCATAACTTCCAATCACACGACGTGCTTTGATTCTGTCGTAATATGTCTCCATGGACCTTTCCCAAACATCATTTTTATCGAACGGAAATTCGTGACCGTTTACAGTCTTTACAAACTTTTCAATGGGAAGTAAGATCGCAGTGTCCCACTCATTTGCATGTAAGTCGAGGAGATATGAATTTTTCACATGATTATGGATGTATTTATGGAAACATACCTTGGGGATGTTGATTTGACCCTTTAAAAGAGCAGCTACTACCTGAAATCTTCTCTTTGGTGGTAGATAGTGAAGGTTTGCTCCCCAGAATTCATTTTTGTTTGCTTTAACTACATATACCAGTGGGTTTTTATCGTAGTAAGGCAACCATCTCATTTTTGCTTCATAACTATAGATGTATAGATGACCAGGAACAGCAAACTTTCTTAAGATGTTGCCATCTTGCTGTTCTGATGATTCAATCTTATCTGCCTTCTCATCACTGATAAATTTTCTTGTGTCTTTTTTGTACCCTTGTGTTTCTTTCTGTAGGGCATTTCTATACCATGTGACTGATTGCGCTTGCCCTCCAGTCTGTGCATTTATCTTTTCGAATATTGTTTTGTAACCTGGATTTTTATTTACGGTGTTGCGCTGTACCGCTGAAAAACCTGTTGCCATTGTTATACTCCTAAGTGATCTTCGGTGAGTATCAAAAAGTTCATCTGCCTGTCTTCACAATACTCACGAGCAGCAGACCACTTAGATTGGTTCTTTGCAAATGTTAAAGCAGCATTACGATAGGCAGCAGTTTTTTTGTTTTTGTCATTCGGGGGTTGTGTTTGTTTCTTGGGTTTAATCTCGATAATATATTTGGTTAACTTTCCTGTCTTTTCACGAACCTTAATATAAAAGTCGGGAAAGTATCTTCTCACTCTACCATCGGGAGCACGATATGGAATGATGATTTCCTCGCTCCCCCATTCTACTATCGAGGGGTTGTTATCACAGAATACCATGAACTTTCGTTCCCAGAGCGATCTGTAAATAACTCTAGTTGGATTGCCACGGTACTTCTTTGGATTAACTGGTTTGTAAAATCCAGAGTACGCCATAAATATAGTTGGACCAACATAGGTATTTAGCGTGTCTGGAATAAACACATTCATTACTGAGATGACTAAAGCAGGCGGTATGTCTGTTTCTAATCAATATGATGTGGATTTTATTTTCAATGCTACTGTAGCCGCTCAAGTAAGGGCAGCTGCTGGGGTATCTTCAGCAAACGGAGATCCTATCTTCAAACTCTTTTGTGATGAAGCACAACTACCGAATGTTGGAACAATGACAGGTAATTTGACTGGTAGATATACTGGTCAAGGTGCTGTCGCATATGCACATACTCCTGTGTACACAGAATTTCAAATTGGTTGGATGTGTGATGCTAATATGTCACCACTAAAGTTTTTGACTGCTTGGCATGATTTTATCATTGGAAACACCAGAAAATCTGGTGGATCAACTCTCGAAACTATGAAAGGAATTAGTAGACTTGAGGGTAATAGAACTTATATAATTCGTTATCCAGATGATTATGTTTGTGACGTTAGAATCACCAAACTGGAAATGGGACAAACCGAAGAGACAAGGAGAGCATCTATTTCATACCTGATGGAAAGAGCATTCCCAATCTCTATTGATGCAGTGCCTCTGGCATACGGCAACTCTCAAATTACTAGAGTGACTGCAACGTTCCAGTATGCAAGACATCACGTTGCTACCTCACCTATCAATGACAACACAGGTTTTGTTGCACCAAACAAAACGAGATGGGAAAGGGGAAGTTGACTTTTTAATTCCATAAAACTGGGAAAATTTTTTCCGCTAATTTTTGGTTCTAAAAGTCGCGCTAAATATACATATGATCTGATCTGAACATTATGGCATTGCCTACCTTAGACCTGCCAACTTACGAGTTGACGGTCCCTTCCACAGGAAAAACCATTAAATACCGTCCTTTTCTAGTAAAAGAAGAAAAGGTACTTTTGCTAGCACTTGAATCACAAGATGACAAGGCAATTCAAGATGCTGTTAAAAATCTACTGAAGGGATGTATTATCAGTAGGTGTAAAGTAGAGAATTTTGCTACTTTTGACCTAGAGTACATTTTCCTCAAAATTCGTGCAGCTGCTGTTGGCGAAGTTGTTGAAATGGAGGTTACTTGTCTGGATGACAATGAAACCAAAGTTAAGTATAATCTCAATTTGGATGAAGTTGAGGTTGTCTTCCCAGAAGGTCATTCTAACAAAATTATGTTGAATGACGATACTGGACTCATTATGAAATATCCCAGTTTTGACCGTTTTGTCGAATCTTCTGTTTCTGGCAAGATCTTGTCAAATGACGATATTTTCGATATTATCGCAGAATCGATCGACCAGATTTTCCAAGGTGAAGATGTATATGACTCTTCTACCACTTCACAGAAGGAATTTAGACAATTTGTTGAAGGATTGACAAATAAGCAATTTGAGGCTTTAGAGCAGTTCTTTGAAACTGCACCAAAACTGTCTCATCAGTTCAAAGTGACAAATCCAAACACTGGCGTAGAATCTACGTTTACAATTGAGGGATTAGCAAATTTTTTCGCGTAGCACTCTTCCATAATACACTGGAGGGGTACTTTAAAACTAATTTTGCTCTGATGCAGCACCATAAATACAGTTTGAGTGAGATTGAAAATATGTTGCCCTGGGAACGCCAGGTCTACACTACATTACTTATTCAATACATTGATAAACTCAAAGCAGAGCAAGAGAATAACAAGTAATGCCAGCAGGTAATGTCGGATATACTGATACTAGGTCCTTTAGTGGATCCCTCCTAGGAGATATTGCTGGAGGGATCAGGGATCGTGTTGGTAATTCGATGCAAATGGCGCGTGCTGAGCGTGCTAATGCTTCTAAGGCATTAAATGTGGGTGGTCGCAATGATGGCATCACCCAGGAAGAATTTGATAAAGAATACGGAAGAGGACATTTTTTCAAACGAGCATTAGGATCTAACTTTGGTGGAGATCGTATTGCTAGGACTAGAGGTTACTTTGAAAAGAACCCACCAGCAGGAAGAGATCCCACAGGAACAAGAGAATCTAGATTTAGTGCTGGATTTGACTATGCATCAAAAGAAGGTCTAATTAAGGGCGCTAGACCCCTACAAGGACCCAAAGCACCCGAGTATCTGTATGGTTATGATAGGCGATATGCAGATGTTCTAGGTGATGCTGCCAAGTTTAAGGATGATACCTTAGATAAGGAGAAGATGAAAGCAAAGTCGTCAATGTTTGGCGGCGGCACAGCAGGTGTAACTGATACTAGGAGTTTTGGTAAGAAAGACAAGGATGCAATCCCTGTTGAAGATAAGCAGCTGACAGAAAATATTGCTAAGTCTCTATCTGGCGTAGAAATCCAGATGACCAGACTTGAGCAGAAAATGCAGTCTGGCGATGGAGAAGATGGATTTGTCGCTAATCTTGTATCTAAGAATTCTGCTGCTATCGTAGCAGGATTTACTGGCATTCATGCCGCATTGTCGTCTTTACTTGGAGCAGTTCAAAGACAGACTCAAGCAATCAAGGACGGAGCAGAAAAGAGAAAGATTGCTGATGAAAAAGCAGAAGACAAAGCAAACAGGAGAGAAGAAGAATCTGATGCTGAAGTATTAAATGGAGGTGTTGGCAATCAAACTCCAGAAAAACTGAAAAAAGAGAAAAATGAAGAAGGGGGTATTCTTGGATCCCTTTTTGATCTTATCTCTGGTAGAGATTATATTAACGGAAAAAGAACTAAAACCAAAGCACTCACTAGACTTCTTAGAAGAAAGACTAGAGGCATCGTGAATCCTAAGATGATGTTGTTGCTTGGTGGATTACTTGCTGGTGGGGCAGGTGCTGGTAGAATGGTTCAAACTGGCGGAAGACCACCTGATCCTACAGGTCGCACTCCATCTGCGGGTCCAACATCATATGCTGATCAGTCTGGTGGACTTGGTTTTTACAGTGGTGGTCAAATTCCTGGTGCAATGAATAGTGGAGATGCTTTCCAAGCAACTTTGGGAGATACTCCATATAGAGAAGATATTATCCCTAGATCTCCAGAGAATGAAAGAATGTCTGCTGAAGCAAAACTCAAAGCAGAGAAAAAGTATCAGAAGCAATCGATTGAGATAAAAGAGAAAGCACTGCGAGAGTATGGTGATAAAGGTGGTTGGAAAGAACTTGGAGATGATCTATTGAACGCCATTGGAGGATTATTTGGTGGTGGACCTGGCGGTGATCCTAATGATCCTACTACAAGAACCACAGCTTCTGGTAACACAAGCAGTAGTGCATCTCAGAAATCAACTGCACAGTTAATGTATAGTGAACTAGTTGATAAACAAGGATTATCTCCTGATGCGGCAAGATTAATGATTTCTGAGATGGGAAGGGAGAATAGTTTGAATAGAGACCTTATTTTAGGAACACATGATGATGGTGGTAAGACTGCATATGGTGCTGTCAGTTGGCAGAATGGTAGAGAAAATATGTTGCTAGACAATTTAGCAGCTGCTGGTCATGATCGATCTGTCGAAGGATTGAGAATGTCTGGTGACGAAGGTGTGAAGATTAATGCTGCAACTATGTTTCAAGACATCAAACAAAGGGGACAAGCAAAAGGCGGTGGTCACCAAGAACTTGCAAATCTCATACAAAAAGATAGTTTGACTGATTCTGAAAAAGACAGAGTTAGAGAGTTGATGAAAAAATACTACTTTGTTTATAGTGAAGATGTCCCTATTCAAAGATCTAGGGATTGGTCTGATAGAGTTGATGCGATGAATCTATCTGGTGGTGGAACTCCAGATCCTCCATCTAGAGTTAGCACTCCCCCAGGTGACGTGATAAGTCCATTGTTATCGCTGGCACCAGCTACATCTCCTCTTGCTGCTGCTCCTGAAGTTAGTGTCAGTAGTATTTTCTTGAAAAATCAAACTATGCAAAGTAATCAGATTGCTGGATTGACTTTACCAATGCCACCAAGTCCATTACTTCCTGGTGGTGCAAATGGAGCTGGTGGCGATGTGACACCAGGAGCATTTAGTATGTTTGGAACACAAATGTTCTACACTCCTAGCGCATACGGTATCGAATAATGGCAGCAGGTAACGTAGGATATACTGACACTAGATCGTTTAGTGGTTCTCTATTAGGAGATATCGCTAGAGGTATCAAAGATCGAGTAAAAGGTGCTGCACAGATGGCACGCAATGAGCGTGCATTTGCAGAAGAGCAGGCAGAGAAGCAGGATACTTCACTAGATGAAGCAGGTATTGGTAGGGGTTATTTCTTTAGAAGAGCATTAGGTTCTAAGTTTGGTGGTGATCGTATTGCCAGAACTAGAGGATACTTTGAGAAGAACCCACCAATGGGCAGAGACCCACTTGGTACTATTGAATCTAGATTCCGTGGTGGATTTGACTACGGACTGCCAGAAGAAGAACTGAAGAAGACGGTAACAAAAAAATCAGCATCTCCTAGTTCTTCGGGTGGTGGTGGAACAGCAGGCACTGCATCCTCTGTGGGAGAGGGTGATAAAGATAAACCAGTCAAGGTAAAACATACCAGATTGACAACTGGTATGCTGTCTACATTTCAGAGGTTAGAAAATCAACTAGCAAGAATTACTAATAGTATTGGAACTGGTAGCTCCAATCCACAGACAGTATATGCATTAGAAAACCAGAAGATGCTTCTTGGTAGTGTATTTGCTAAAACTACCAATATTACAAATGCTCTCACAAAGGCATTTAATGATCAAACTGGAGCAACAAACAAAGTTGCTAATGAGGTAGCAATTGCAGCAGAAAAAGCAGCAGATGAGGCAAATAGAAAATTAGAAGAGTCTACTGCAGAGGGACAAGATGCCAAGGCACTGAATAAGAAGTATCTAAAACTTCGTCAGGGAATGTCAGGTGCTAAAGGATTTTTTGCTCCTGGTAGTAGACTCAAAGACTTGTTTGGACCAGCAAGCGATATTGCACAGTTTGGATTGAGGAGAGGTAAAACACTCATCAAAAGAATGATTGGACGTGGAGGCAGACGTGCTTTAGCGAAAGCGGGTAGAATTGGAGCAAAAGCAATCAAACCAGTTGGTGTATTGGGTGGTAAAATTGTTGGTAAGTTGATGGGTAAGTCGGCAGCAAAGATTGCTGGTAAAGGTGTTGCTAAGTCTCTTGCTAAAAAGATTCCTCTATTAGGTGCAGTTGCTGGTGTTGCTTTTGGTATTGAAAGAGCAATGAAGGGTGATTTTTTGGGTGCTCTAGGTGAAGTAGCATCTGGTGTTGCATCCACTGTTCCTGGTGTTGGTACTGCTATTTCAGTTGGTATTGATGCGGCATTAGTTGCTAAGGATATCAACGCTATGCAAAACTCTCCTGGTTTTGCTGAAGGTGGTGTTGTTCCAAGATCTTTAACCCCAACAGAAAATGAGGAGCAGAAGAGAAAACTTGGTGTTGCTCCTATTGATCGTAAATATTGGCAAGATTACTGGGAAGGAGAAACAAAATTAAACTCAAGACAAAAAGCATTTAGAGTTGAAACAGAAAGAAAGGGTTTCGAAACTTTCTTTGATAGAGGTGGAAGAAAGCAGTTTATTGATGGGATATTCCACGTATTCACATTTATTGGTAATGCATGGAAGAGACTTGCTAGTGCTGCAGGAAGGCATCTGAATAGATTTACAAGTGGATTAGCTAGATTGCTTGGACTTGGACCAAAAGTTGGTCCTCAGATGAGTGCTACTGGTGGATCCAAAGTATCACAGTCTGTTATTAGTAGAGGTGTTGGTGTTAGAGATAATCTGGGATCTGGTCGAAATCCTGGTGGTCACACTGGATATGATATTGCTGGACCCAACTTTAACCAAGGAGATCCTATTTCATTCTTGCCACCTGGAAAGGTTATTGATGTTGGTATCATTGGTGATGCAAATGACCCTGGTAATGAGAATGGGGGATATGGTAACTTTGTAGTTGTCAAGATGGACAGCGGAACTGTTGTCAAAATGGCACACTTTGATCAGGTCAATGTTTCTAAGGGACAAACTGTTGGATCTAGTGGTGGTGGTGGTGCAACTGTAATTGGTAAGGTAGGAAACACAGGACTAAGTACAGGTCCACACTTGCACATTGAAACTGGAACTGGATACATTGCTGCATCTGCTAAGACCACGGGTATCTTTGATGCTGGGATCGATGGACTTAACAACATTATTAGAGGTGGTGGTGATGTTCAAGTTCATAGTGCTACTGAAGTCAACACATCTGGAGAGGAAACAACTTTCCCAAATTATAGAGATGCTGAGGAGAAAGTCAGAGCAGCAGGTGGAACATGGGACGAGAAAGAATATCTCAAACTGTGGGCACAATATCATCCAGACCAGAGTTTAGCAAAAGAAATTACCCAAGATCCATCAAAATATACATGGGACCATGAGCTTGGATATCCAAGAGTAAAGACTGCTGACGAGACAAGGACACCTGAGCAGACTGCAAAATGGTTCCAAAACATGTCTGTCATGAACTCAATATATGCCGCAGTTAGCAATGGAACAGCAGCAGAACTTCTAAACAGTCCTAGATATAGAGAGGCATTAGACAAAATGCCTATCGCACAATCATCTGGATTAATGCTCGTGCAACCTCCAGAAAAACTCCAAGCGGTGGTTCCTGAACCTGGCATGGGACCAAATTGGACAGTAACCCAGATATCTCAATATAAACAACTAACAAACGTCTTCATTTCGAGTCTTAAATAATGTCAGAACTAAACTCCACAAGATCATTTAAATTTAAGTCGGTTGTTGTTACTGACAAGAAAGGAAAAAAACAACCAATCACGGGTCTTTGTGCTTCATTTTCTTATGGTGAGAAAATTACGTCTCCTTTCGTAAGTGCCTCTTTGGTTATCGTTGATTCTGCTGGTGCATTTGATTTGATTTCTTATTCTGGTGGCGAGAAAGTAACCATCACTCTTACTGATACTATTAAGAACAATTCAAAATCCGATGACGTAGTATATGAGTTATATGTCTGGAAAGTTGCTAATCGATTTGTTCAGGATCAGAAACAGCACTATACGTTGGGATTGATTAGTAGAGAAGCTATTATTAATGAAGGTCTTAGGGTTCAAACTCCACTGGAAGGGAAACCAGAAAAAATCATTGACAAAGATTTATTGAAAGGCGTATTAAAAACAGAAAAGGACTTCTTCTCTGACCCCACCCAGTTTGAAATCAAAATGCTTCCAAATCGTGGAAGACCATTTGATATTATCCACAAAATGACATCGAAGGCAGTTCCTCAGCAACAAAAGTGGGGATCTGGAACTGTTAGTTCAAATAGTGCTAATGAGTCTATTGAGGGAACTGCTGGATACTTTTTTTGGGAGTCGAAGAAGGGATTTAATTTTTACTCCGTTGATGGATTGTGTAAGTTAGATAACGAAGATAGACCACCATGGGGACCATATGTGGATGTACCAGCAAATGATGATAATGCAGATCCTCAATTCAATGTTCTTAGGGCAAACTTTGAGTCTGAGATCGATGTAATGACCAACCTTAGGATTGGCAAATATTCAAGTTTGATGATATTTTACAACCCTTCTACTGGACAATACGATGAATACGTGTATAATTTGAAGGATTCATATGATAAAATGGAGCACCTAGGATCTGGAGAATTGGACTTGATCCCAACATCTGAGATCGAATTGTCCGAGTATCCTACTAGGTACATGTCTACTATTTTAGACCATGAAACTTGGTTTGCTGGAGGAACACCAGCAGATCCTGAGTCTGAGGCTGGATCTACTGCACCAGCACCATTTGCAGACTGGCAGAAGTATTTTGCTGCACAGTCATTGTCCAGATACACAAGTTTGACAAACCAAAAAGCAACAGTAGTAATACCTGGCAATTCAGAAATTTGTGCTGGCGATTTGGTTGACATACAACTGAAGAGTAAACTACCAACAGACGACAGAAACAAAGAACCATATGATTTGGAAAGTAGCGGTGTTTATCTGATTAATGAGGTTATCCATCAATATGACATATCATCTGGTGCAAATGGAAAATTTGAAACTACACTTGTTCTCAATCGAGACGCATATGGAGTGCCCAACACAGATTCGAAGCACTAATAAATAATGTATACGGAGGTAACTTAAATGGAAAGCATTGAAAGGCATATTGAGGCAGATAAGGAAGAGCTTGCGAATCCACAGCTTTCTCCTCAACGCCGCCGCCACATTGAAGGCGAACTAGAAGAATTAGAAGCATACGCAGAAAATCATAAGGACGATATTGAAGCAGGAGATCATCACGACCCAACGCCACTTGAGTTGTATTGTGATGCTAACCCTTCAGCACTTGAGTGTAAAGTATACGATGATTAATTGATATGGATGAGGCACTATCACGGTTAATGCCCACCTACAAGATTGGATCTGATGGATTCAACTGGTGGGTTGGTCAAGTTGAAGACATTAGTGCAAACGATCCTATTGTTAAGGGATCGTTTCGATATAAGGTGCGAATTGTTGGCGAGCATGTAAAGACATGCGAGATCGTCGATAAGGATGACTTGCCATGGGCAACCGTGATGATGCCTGTTACTGCTCCAATGACAGTTGGAGGACCAGTCCAAGGCACCTCAAAATTACAAATAGGTAACTGGGTTATTGGATTCTACATGGATCCAGACAAACAAAAACTAGTTATCATGGGATCGATTCCTCAGTTAATTGGTGCGACTGGAAAAATTAATGAATACAAACCAGGAGAATGTAATTCTTTTACAACATACCTAGATCCAAACAATAATCCTTATGTAGATGGACCCTCTAAAGTAGAGGCAACAACTGTAGAAGGAGGTGAGGTTGCACAAACAGAACCAGCAAAGGAAGTTACACCATCAAAGACTGGTACTGGTGGCAGTAAACCAGATAATAAAGCAGACGAAGCACCAAAGGCAGCTGCTCCTCTTAGAGTAGTACACGATTTGACGCAAGAAAATATCTGTGTTAAATTGGCAGATTCTTGTGGTAAAGAGAAAGATTTAGGTTGGACGTTTGCTGATCTTTTGGGAGATCTTCTTGCGGAGATTCAAAATTCAAATGGTGCTATCGGAACATCATTGATTAGTAGAGCGACTGGTGAAGTCAGCGATTCATTGGGAATTGTAACCAAGTATGTTGATCAGTTTGTTGCTGTTACTCAATTATTTCTCGCAAAAGTAAAAGGTATTATCAAAAATGGATTGAAATTGGGTGTTGATGCACTAATCAAAGCAATTCTTAGACAGGATGAGACTGGAAATGCTCTGACGCCAGTTACAGAATTTTTCAATGAGCAACTGAAGAAACTTGGTTGTGAAATGGAGGATATTGGAGAAAGACTTGCCCAATACCTCACAGATTTGATCATGGGTTATGTTGATCAAATTTATCAAGCAGCAGCGTGTCAGGTAGACTTGCTTGTTAATAGCGTTTTGAACAGGATTACATCTGAGCTGAACAATCTTGTTAGTGATATTCTAGGATTTATCAGTGATATTCTTGGTCCCATTGGCGACGCATTGAATATTGTTGGCGATACAGTTAATGAAATTCTTTCTCTACTCGGCATCACATGCTCTGGCGGTGACAAGAGATGTGCTGAATATAAGAAACAATGTGTACATGCAGATGAAGAAGACCCCAAGAAAGATGATGAGAACTTCTTGGATAGATTACTTGCTGATCTAGAAGATGACATTGAAGGTATTGCTCCTGGTTTAGGATTTGACAATACAGTTTACACTTGCTCTGATGCATATGAGGGAACTGCATTATCAAATACATCAGTTGGTTTTGTTGGAGGAACTCCAGCAGATACTACTGGAACTTCTACTGCTCCCAAACTTGTATATTCGATTGATGATATCAAGGTAGCAGAGGGACAAATCGCAACATTCACAGTTACCAGGAGTGGATCCACCCAATATACTTCTTCTCTGAACTACAAGACTATTGATGACACTGCAGAGGCAGGATCTGATTACATGAAGAAGTCTGGTATTCTTATTTTTGAAAAAGGACAGGTTGAGGCAACTATAGATGTCTTTACTTTGAATGATGATGAGCTAGAACCAAATGGAGAAGATTTCAAACTAGTTCTTGCAAATATAACACCCAAGTCCAAAGCAGGAATTGCTGGTGTTTCATTCATTAAGAATGTTGGTATCTGCACAATCAAGGCTAAAGATGCAACAAAACCACCTGGATACACAGATGATGATGGAGTAGAAGTTAACAATCCATATCTCTCTATTGTTGGAGATCCAGTCAAACAAATTACAGATATATTCCCAATTCCAGATGATCCAGATGTGATTGGTGATTTTGATGGTGATGGAGAAACTGACGATCCCAACGCGGTTCTGTATCAATTGAAAGTTGATAAGACTGTTGTAGAAGAGGGAGACTTTGTTGTCTTCACTATTAACACACAAAACGTTGCTAATGGCACAATTGTGCCATGGATTATTAGTGGAACAAATATAACAGCATCTGATATTGTTGGTGGAGTATTGAGTGGTTATGCTATTATCGATGACAATAAGGCATCTGTAGTTATTGGTATCGAAGAAGATGCAGAAATCGAAATCGCAGAGACAATGACATTTACATTGTCTGGTAAATCTATCGCTAAGAACGTAGTTATTGCAAGTCAGAAGAACATTGATGATTTTGACCTCGGCGTTGGGGAAGACGATGATAGTGTCATCATCATCGATCCAGAAGAACCAGAAGCAGGAGACCCCATAACAGATCCAATTGGTGGAATTATTGAAATTCCAGTTAAGAAACCAGGCGGACCATATGTTATTCCACCATATGTTTTGATTGGCGGTGAAGGTTATGGTGCAACTGCTGAAGCTCTACTAGATAATGATGGATTTGTTACGGAAATTCGTGTTACTACCCCTGGTATTGGATACAAACTCAATAAACCAGAGACATCTGGACTTCGCTGTATCATCGATTCGTTCACTCTGATCAGACCAGGACAAGGATATACTAGTGCCCCAACGGTTTGGATTGATGGCAGAGATGATGTTGCAGAAGCAATCGTTGAAAATGGTATGGTTGTCAGTGTTAGAATCCTAGATAGAGAAACAACTTTCAGTGAATATCCAGAGGTATTAATTATTGGTGGCGGCGGTATTGGTGCAAAATGGTTACCATCATTTGCATGTTTAAATACACCAACTCTTGCCGCTGTTGGATCTACCAAGATTGGTACTGGTCGTTACGTTGATTGTCCCTAGGAGTAGATTATGCCACATACCGATTTACACAAAACAGAAGCACAACTAAGAGCAGAAAACAAAGCTTCTAAAAAAACAGATACTCCAAAGACCCCTGCAAAAGTTCCAGAAACTGTTGCTTCATCAACAACTGCTAGTGAAGAGCAAACTATTGCTCAGTCTGGATTTAAGTTAGAGACACATTTACAGTCTCATAGTTGTCATATTTACTCTAGAATTTTTCCAAACACTGGAGAAGTTGAGGCAGTAAAATTCCGTGGTGCTGGTGGAGGTGGTCTCTGTTTTACCGACAGAGGACAAGTCATATTACACACTGGAGATAGAAACCAGAAGAAAGGTGCTGGTAGTGGAAACCTTGCTGTTGAATCTAAGGGATCAACTATCCTCAAAGCAAACCAAGGATTATCGATTGAGTGTGGATTGAGAGATCCTTACAGAGATGGAGCATTGAATGTAATGGCAACCGCAGATTCTCTGGTAGAGTGTCTCGGTACATTTACCATCAAAGCGAAGAAGATTGTTTTGAAGGCGGATAATATTGAATTTGCTGGCGGTGACATTCAATCTATTGCTGGAGATGGAACTTATAGTGTAGTTGCAGGTCAACTGGAATACCTCTATACAAATAAGTCAGAGACAGTCTTTGGACAGAAGAGAACAATTCAAATTGGCGAAGAGTCAAAGACAGAATTGGACCCAAGAGGATCTACAAACAACGTACAGATGGGTGCGGATAATACGGCAACTGTTGGTGACCAAATTATTGCAGCTGCTGGTGTTGCAAAGATTGAAGTAGCTGGTGGTCCTGGTCAGTTAATTAAAGATAGATCTACGGCACTATCGATTAGAGTTCTTTTGGGTAACATTGACATCACTGCCGTAGCAGGTAACATTGCATCCATTGCAACTGCTGGTACAAACACAGTTACTGCTGGTGCAGGTGCTGCTGCTTTGAC